TACGAGATGGATCTTGAAGCGCCAGACTGTGCACCGATACTCATCTTCGTCAACTCGTTTGGCGTGGAGGAACTGTGCTACTGCACGGGGAAACACGTGGTGGCACCGTCGTACAAGCGAGACACTGCATTTATCATGGGTATTCAAAAGAACTACCACATCACTGAGATACGTACGTTCAAAGCAGATACTGGTGTACTGAACACGTCAATGGCCAACTGGCTAGATGATCTTTTCCGATCTCAGTATGTACGTATAGTGAACTTCTATCAAGGCGCTCCTAACGTAGGCAAGGAAGTTATCATCAACGAGTCAAAGTCGGAGTATGGCAATGAGGACGGGGAACTTCCAAGGTTCACATTCTCTTATCAATACGCGCAGCGAAATCAGAATGTGCTGCAGCTTCAGCGTTCTGGACGTATCTTCGACAACACCTTTGACAACACCTTCAACTAATATGAGTAAGCAATCACCCAATCCAATACATTTCAGTGAGATGCTCCATGTTCTCGCCGTGGCGGAGGAGCATAGGCAGACACTGGACATCAAGGCATGGCGCAGCGACGGTGGAATCAATGAATATATGGGGTGGCTCGTCCATCACGATCACTGGCGTGGTGGATATGTACGCCTTAGAAACCCCAGAAACAGGGAGATTCGACTTGTCCCGCAAATTTTTATTTTTGAGATCAACAAGCATAAGGTATATCTATGAGTAAGCAATATAATCTTAAGGAGACTGGTAAGGTGGGTCCATTTCGCCAGTATCGCCTAACCAATGTTGCCATTGGTAGTAGCTCAAGTTCAACACACGGCTCGATGAGTGAAGAATATGGCACGGACACCAATACCGTGTTCGATGATGATTCCTTATCCGGAAAGATCCAAGATAAGCCAATAACAGTGCAAGGGAAGGAGTATCATTACGTACCATTCGGGATTGATGATCAGTTGCCATATCGTATCAAGGATAGACTGTTAGCCAACATGGTGACGGCACAATGTCAGAGCTTTAATATCATGACATGCTACGGTCAAGGAATCAGATTTATCGACAGAGAGAAGAAAAAGGATGTGGATGATCCGGATATCCTTAATTTCTGTCTTCGTAACTCCCTCCAGGAAGTTTTTATGGAGCAAGCCACGGACATGAAGTTTTTCTTCTTCTCGGTGACGGTCATCATACTGAGCGTTGATGGAAAGAAAATTGTACAGGTGAGAAACAAGGATTCGGAGTTTTGTCGTTTCGAGTATGCACCTAGCACGAAGTCTGGACGCATAGAGCATGTCTTCTATGGTGATTGGGGATATGGAAGCGTGGACGAGGGCGCTATCGAGGTGATTCCGCTTCTAGACTACTGGGATCCTCTCGGTGACCTGAATGTGCGAATGGGCGTGGAGTCAGACCCAAAGACAGGGGAAAAAAGAAAACCGACAAAAGATAGAAAGTTCGCCATCGTGAGCCGCATGGCCACACCAGGATGCCAATACTATCCATTGCCTTACTATCTGAGCATCTTCCGTGACAGTTGGTTTGATATTTATCGTCTGATAGGTATCGGAAAGCGCTATATGATCAAGAACACAAGTGCACCACGTACCCAGATTGAGATACACGAGGACTATTGGGACTCAGTGTGTGATAACGAGAACATACAGGAAGAGGGCGCACGAGCTGCCCGTAAGGAGCAGGAGAAGCAGAATATCATCGACTTTGTCACGGGTATTGAGAATGCAGGCAAGGCATTGGTTTCTGGTTATTTCATAGACCCAAATGGCAAGGAAAATCGCATGGTCCGCATCAATGTGCTCAATGATCCAGGAAAGAAAGAGGGTGGAAACTGGAGCGATGATATGCAGGAGGCAAGCAATGCTCTATGCTTTGCTTTTGGTGTACATCCTAACCTTGTAGGCGCAGTACCAGGTAAAAGCCAGATGAACAACTCAGGGTCGGACAAACGAGAGCTCTTCACGCTGAAGCAGGCCATCGAGAAGCCTTTCCATGATGTAATGTGCAAGCCGTATCATGTCATACTTCACTACAATGGATGGAATAAGAAAGCAACGGTGGACGTTCCTATGATAACCTTGACCACGCTTGACGAGAACAAGGATTCGAAAATGGTAAGTGGAAACTCCAATGGAGATACCACCAACAATAACAAGAAGAAAGATGGAACTGATAATCAATAAGACAGACTTTGAACAGGCATTGCCAGTGGGTGCCAGTTCACATGAAGAGGTGTTTGAGAAAATACAGCCTACCATTGACGAAGTAAAGGCATATTATGAAGAGAAGTTGCTTGGTGATGCCGGGCGAAAGATCATTGCAGATGCCTTGGAGGAGAATACGCTGATTAAATTTCTCAAACGGCTCATAAGTTTCACTGCGTTCTTGCAGGTATTTCGTCAGCTTGACCTTGTTCTCACTCCAACCGGCTTCGGAATAGTGAGCAATGACCAGGTAAGTCCTGCCAGCAAGCAGCGCGTGGATGCACTCTATGAACAGTTGCGCACGAACGAGTTGCGTACACATGCCATGGTGGTAAACTCACTCAGGAATGCGGAGTGGGGCGTAACAGAACAGGCAGTGACGGCCATACCTTATCTCTATGATGAGTTCAGGTTCTTCTACGATTACTTTAAGGGGGCAACCTACCAGGATTGGGAGAATATGCAACCTTCCATAGAGACTGCCGACGAGTTGCTGAGAGTGCACATCAGCGATGTCCAGATGGACGAGTTGTTAAGAGTGGTGCGATGCAACGATGTGGATGAAATAAAGAAATACTCGTCTCTCATCAGTCGTATCAATAGATTTACCGAAGAATATAGTTGCTCTGGGGTTGACGCCTTGAAGAGCGAGGCTTACCGACGTGTTATCATGATATTAGAGAGTGACCTCGATGGCGCGTTCACGCTATACAGAGATTCTGACGCATATAAACTTAATCACAATGTGGGGTTTACGAACATTAAGGAGTCAACGGGCTTCGTATTCAACGGCTGAGAATACCCTCAACTTGAATGCTCCTAAGTCATGGCGGGACATGACACAGAAGCAACTGAAATATGTACTCACGTTGTTGGCTACATTTCCTGACTCTGTGACGGTACGCACTTACATGCTCATCCGCTTCAATGGCATTCAAGTGCTGAGCAGAGACAGATGGGGATGGAAGTGCTATATCCGTGAGCGATGGTGGGGAAGGAAAAGATTCTTCACAATCAAACCATGGCAAATTGAGAGCATGCTGTCGCAGTTAGATTACGTCGACACGTACGAGGACATGGGAGTTCGGTTGGAGGACATCCATGGCCTACGTGCGGTCGATGTGCTGCTGCACGGTGTGCGCTTCTTGGACTACCTTAACGCCGAGAAGTACTATCAGGCATATAACATAAAACAGGAGGATCGGTATCTCATGTCATTGATCCGTATCCTATATAGTCCCCGGAAGAGGTGGTGGCATAAGGTGCTGCATATGGATCAGCAGAAACATATTAAGGCAAGCAATGCAGAGATGCTTGGTGCTTATCTTTGGTTTTCCTATGTAAAGACGCAGTTGTCACAAGCTTTTCCACACTTCTTTCGCAAGCTGGCTCCTGAGGATGCTGGGGACTTTGATATGAGACGCGCCATCGATGCGCAAGTGCGTGCACTTACTGATGGTGACGTGACAAAGGAACAGCGAATATTCGACACCGACTGTTGGCGTGCGCTGACAGAACTTGACAACAAAGCACGAGAGGCCGAGGAATGGGAGCGCAAATTAAAACATTAATGCTATGGTGACAGAGGAATTATTCGATATCTTGTCCTATATGGAGAAAATAGGCATGCGTAACAAACTTGCCAAAAATAATGGATTCCGTACGGTATTCTGTTCAGGACCCGAGTCGATCCAAGGCGTGATGCAGGAGTTCCAGAAAACGGCCAACTTTATCATGGTGGATGACACCACATCGCAGAACACCTTCAGCTCTGGTGTGACCTTCTTTAAAAAAGATGTCTATACCGTATTCGTGCTCGCAGGATATCGCTTCGATGATATGAAGGATAGGCAAGCTAAACTCAATCTTTGTAGGCGTATCTTCAGACAGATCCACTCGAAGATGATCTATGACAAGAGCAATATGACCTATGGAGATAAACTCGAATACCTTGAAGTCAACAAAGTATATTCCAATGAGATAGGTAGATATGCCATGAATGGTGTGACAGGCCTATATTTCATGGTTCAGAATGTGCAGCCAGTGGAACTGGTCTATAATGCTGAGGATTGGGGTGATGGAATCGTATGACAAGAAAAAGCAGAAATGGGAGCAAGGCTGGGTTGATCTCATGGCTGAGATATGGATTGAGAAGATGTGGCAGTTCAATCCGCCGATACATCTTACGGGCAATCTTCAGGAGTCCATAAAGGGCAATCTGCATCCAGGTCCAGTAACGACGATAGAGGAACGGTTCGCTCAATATGGCATCTTTGTTGCAAAGGGCGTCACCCCATCATTCGCATGGAAAAAGTGGACAAAGGCACAGGGTGGGACGAAGGAGCCACGCCAAAGAATGTCGGGTGGACAACTAGAGATTCTAGATCCGAAATATCGACATGAGCATGGGTTGGACAAAGGCAAGAAGACTGGGCCGATGTTCGGAGGTAGATCTGTACCTGTGATGCCGGTTGGGAGGCGTGATTGGTTTGGCAAGAAATTCTATGCCTCACTAATGAAGCTTAACGAATACGAGGCTACATTTTATGGTGAGAGTTATAATGGCATGATGAACGAGGCCTTGAATATGATGTTCCATGGAGGAGACAGTGTATTGGGCAGAACGTTGCAGCATCTGTTATAGGTATTTTTATAGTCCATGGATAAGAATTAATTTCGTACAAAAATAAGATAGATGGCAAATACGTCAGCATCGGACAACGTAAAGACATTGCTTGAAGGCATAAGGGATGAGCGAGGGCTACATGCCAACACTTCTACACGTGTTGGACAGGCCATGCTTGCGCTGTTGTCACTGATCACCGATGGGATGGAGGACATCTATCTGCGCAAGGACGTTTTCGATGCTTTGTTTAATATCGTCTATAACACTGATGGAACAGTCAAGACTATTGTCGCGAAGAAAGACTTTTATAGCTTGGGTGAGATATCTGCCTTTGGCGAAGGTGTAGAAACAACGGCCGGTGGTACATCATATAACAGACTTGACGATTGGTTGACGTATGATAGCACAAAGCAGGGATGGGTGGTCAGTGCTGCATTGGGTTATGAACTATATGACAAGATAAGCCAACTCCAGACAAAGGACGGCGACAAGAATTTTTCCCAGTACGTCGCCATTCCGTCGAAGGTGTGGACGGTGATGCACAGCCTTAACAAATACCCTGCGGTGACGGTGGTGAACAACGATGGTCAGACCGTGGAGGGGAGCGTGAGATATATAGACGCCAACACCGTCGAGGTCAGTTTCTCCGCGGAGTTTTCAGGCACTATTTACTGTAACTAAGAAAATTGAAATATTATGCCAAAAGGATTTTTAACGGACATCGACCTCAATGGCAATCAGTTGTTGAAGGCAATTTTGGAGGTTGTCGCTTCCAACCCTACCGCTAACCTGGCGAAGGGGCGACTCGCATTCAACTCGGCAAGCAACGTGCCGATAGTCTATGACGGTAGCGCATGGCAGCAGCTGGAATACAAGCTTGGAGGCACGCAGACGGCGCATAACCATGTGGTGACATTGACGGGTGACGTGATTGGATCTGGAAACACGGGTACGACCATCACAGCAAACTTAAAGACCATCGCAGGGCTGACGGCTGCAACTTATAACAACGTTGCCACGCAGGTCAGACCTTTTACGATCGACGTTAATGGACGTATTACGGCAATAGGAAATGCGGTAACAATCGCTCCGGCATGGGACAGCGTGACGGGGAAGCCGACGACCATATCAGGATATGGCCTTACGACTGAAATCAACAATTTGCTTGCTCCAAAGCTCGACAAGTCCATCTTTGACGATATGTTCGAAAAAGTGACGGGAACGGACAGCGTGACACGAATACATGCCAAGTACTCATTCTATTCCGATGGTGAGATTTCCGCGTTCGGAGCTGGTAGTGGTGGAACAGGAGGCACTGGTACAAGCTACAGCCGACTTGACTCTTGGGATGGATACGATGCCGCCACGATGTCGGGATATGTCCTGAGCGCGGCGCTCGGTGTCGATTTGAACACAAGGATAAACAACCTATCCGCTGGAGCTGCCATGTCCGTATCTATCTCTGGGACTGGTAATGCCGTAACCAACATAACGCAGAACGGTGCTACGCTTACGGTAACTATGGGGGCCAACTTCGCCATACTCGACGGAACAGGGAAAATCCCTTCATACATGCTGCCATCGTTCGTGGACGACGTAATAGAGGGGTATTATGTTGATGTCACCCATTTTTATAGCGACTCAGCACATACCATGCTGATCACAGGAGAGAAGGGCAAGATATACACCGACCTTGCGTATAACAAGAACTACCGTTGGGGTGG